CATCAACAATTGTCAATGACGGAGCATTGATAATAAGCGAAGGGAGTATAACAACTGAAGACACTAGAGCAGATTATATAGTGACTGGTACAGCAGGAACATAAATATGAATACGCTTCTAGAGTAACAGGAGCAAGTGGCGTGTTTAATTTAATTGACATTACCGCTAGCACAGCCACTGCGGGTACTTCAACCACACAATTATCTGATTCAACAGCCGACTTTGTTACTGAGGGGGTTACGGTTGGAATGTTGGTGCAAAACACAACTGCCGGGTTTACGTTCGAGGTAGTATCTGTTACTGACTTAAACACGCTTGTTATACAGGCGGTACACGGAACAGGTCATACATTTGTTTCTACAGATGCTTATACTATTAATGAGACCATTCAACTTTACGCAGTAACTGACAATATCGCTGATTATGTCATTGATGCTGAAGAAGATACCGGAACAGATGGATCGCCAGGGACTATCTCAAACACTTTCGTTAAAACACCAGCAGCAAACTTTGGAACAGTTGTTCAAGTTCGACAGGGCAAAAGCATCCTTCCTTTTGAACAAAATCAAGTCCAAGGTGATGGGGACACGACAGTAACAACTGTTAGAACACCTGATACCATTGCTGTTTAAGGGGGTTTAAAATGTCAAATATAGGTCAAACAGGCTTAGAGTCAATTCGCGTAGGTGGCATGAAAGTCGATCAGCTACCTATCGCGGAGGGCGCAATAACTAAGCAACAAATGCCATTAATTGAGGAAAACATCAAAAGGAATAAGCTGGGTAACATTATTGCAAAGTATCCTAAACAGACAGTTTCATGGGTTGAAGGTGCGATCAAAGAATGTAATGATTCTATTAAAAAGATTAGGGCGCTTAAAGTTCAGCAACAAAAAATGATCGATGAATACACAGGTCATATTAGTTTGTGTTCTTATCGAGATAAAGAGATCGCAAAAACTACCGACATGGCAAAGATTGCAGAACTTAAATTGAAGTTTCCGCCTTATAACGTCGATGCAATGGAGCAGCAAATAACCCAATGCAAAGAAGCTATTATAAGATCTGATGATGTTATTGATTTAGAGCATAAAAGCATAGCAGAATTAAGTGAACTATTAACTATTTGTAAAAAAAGGGATGAGGAACTAAAACCCTTTGGGATCAAGGGTCAGTGACTACCAGAAATGACTTTTCAGTCGAGTACAATACTAGCCCAAGGGTAGCTGAAATAGCCGCCCCATCGGTCGAAGTGGTCATGCAAGACGTTGTAGATACTTTACGAAAGCATGAAGATTCTTTTCAAGGAATGGGATTCCCCAAACTAGTAAATGCTTCTGGCAAAGAGGATCTAGGAGGCGGAACATCGGTAGGGATCACCGTAGCAAACCAAAACACTTTACTCGCTTTCGAGGCTAGAAGAACTCCCGCCGAAACAGGCACAGTAACAGGCTCGCCAGCATCACTAATTTCAGGAAGACAAATAATTCAAGACACTGCCGCATTATTTCAAACCGCCAATGTTGTTAGAGGGTCATTAGTTATAAACTTCACCGATCAGAGCATTGCCGATGTTATTTCAGTTGATTCAGAAACCCAATTGACCACAAAAACACTAGTTAATGGGATCGGGAATACTTACGATGTAACAGACGTTTACCAGGTTTTTAACGTAACGCAAGTTAAAGCTGTGGGAGGTAATTTAACAGCGGTTGACGAGTCTCAAATAACAATAGAACCGATTTTACCAACAGCTTTCACACAAGTTATACTAACTTCTTCAAGCTCTGCCACAATAGCTAACCAGGAAGCGCTAGAGGCTGGATTATTTTTTAAAGGGGTAACAATCGACGGGACAAACGGAATAGAAAGCTCGACAGGTTTAGCGGGAACGCTAGCCACGCCTTGTAAAAATGATACATTTGCGGCAGCCGTAATAGCCGCTAGGAAAATGAGGGACGTATTCCTTATCGGAACAAACGTAATAACAGCCGATCACAGTGATGGCATAAGATTCACAGGCGCAGACGCGCTTAAAAGTATAACTGTTTTAACGACTGGAGCGGTACTAGATAATTGCACGTTTACAGTCCAAATTGTAACTGGTGTAATGGACGGTAATATATTAATTCAAGAGGCGATAGCATCAAACTTATCTGGATTTACTGGTGTCATAAAAGAGTCTGGAATTCAGAACACGTTAGCACTAGGCAATTCTGGAAATAATGGTGCAACGTCACTCACAGATGTATCGAGCGTTAAAAACATTGGGACAGGTCAAAATTACGCGGTCATTGATGCGGCGGCTACAGGTTCGGTCGTCAATGGTGACAGAATAGCCGGTAATTTTCACATGATAAATAAAGCTGGTGCGGAAATATTCGATTTAACATTTGAAAGTGGAACATTTATCGCGCAGTCATCCTGCACAGGCGGAACAATTAATATTTATGGCGAGTGTGTTGTAACTGATAACTCAGGTGTCGGATGCACAGTTAACGATAATACAAAAACTAAGATAATAGCCGATCAAGATATAGAGATTGCAGCACTAAAAGCTCAATTAGCCTTAGTACCAACCGACACAAGAGACGCTGTTTATGATGGCATCCCATAATGGCTACCTTTAGAGCTTTAATCCTAGCGGCAAGCAAGCAGGAAGCAGGAAGCACTTTAAGGGTACACATGAACAACCTTAGTGCTGGTGGTACGGTCATTATAGGCGGTGATAGGTCTGCTAAAATAAATTATAATGTATCTGCAAAGATTGATAACGATTTAACAGCAAGTGTAAGCCATAATTTAAAAGCGGTAAGCGAAGAAGAGTTTGACGCTAAAGTTACAATAACCAAAGGGGCTAAAATATGTCAGTAGTAAGAGGAATAATCAGCGGTGACGATGTAGCGATCCCAATTCCGTTGACCAAAAATGATGCTGTTTTCGCCGTTGACGCTTTAGCAACAATAAAATGCTCTTTAATAAGTGAAGACAAATCAATCGTATATATCGCATCAACAACTCAAGACAGCGCGGCAGTGGGCGCAGATTGGCCTAATGGCATATTGATACTAGAATTCACTTCTGCACAGACAGCAGCAGCACAGGTCATCGCTGACACTAACTATACAAAGATGGTAGTAGAGATATTAACTATTGACCTATCCGGTAAACGACAGACTTTCAAAGAGATAATCGACTTCGAGAAAGGAACTATTGCTTAATCATCCATAAATAGTTGACTACTTTCAATGTAAATGCTAAACTATTCGCATATTATATGAAAAGGTCAATTAAATGTCTCTATCCCAATTAGCAAAATCAGCCGGATTTAAAACCTTTCAGGAAATGGCTGATATTTGCAACACCAAAACAGAATCACTCAGGTATACCCACAAACACAACCCATCAAAATTCGCTGTGATTGTCGCTGGGTGTATTGTAAAAAAGCGACACCAAGATTTTAACCTTGAACTTATTAATCGAGGAGTTTTAGCCAATATATTAATCAATAAGAGCCTAACCGATTATCTTTTTAAAGGTGATGAATAATGATTAAAAATAATCTATCGATTGGTGAAATTTTCGTTTTATCGGTTGCCTCGTCACTAATTATCCTAGGGTTTTTAATATTGTTAAGTGCTATGTCAGCCTCAATATCTTACAACGCGGGAAACGGAAAAACTAAAGATCATATAAAAACAGAGTTAAGCTGTATTTCTGATAACAAAAAAGACGATCTTAAGCGAAAAACAAAGGAAGGCGAGGAATGAAAAAATCAATAGCTTTAAACTATCGTGAGCAGCTAATCAAAGGCGGCAAAGAATTTCAAGACAAAGAGCTTGGTAAGGAATTTGCCGAAAAGTTCAGGAAAATACTGGGGATAAAATGATTAAGCCAGTAAAGAGAAACAAGCGCCTAAAGTGGATAGACTCAAGCTATGCTAAGTTTTATAGAAAGGATTTATGTCTAGATACGATGAATAGAGGAAAAATGATACTGGATGAACTTAGTGGAAATCTACAATTACCTCCAGATATCGCTCTAGAAAATATAGCGGCTTTGTCAAAACGGTTAGACGAATTACCAAATGTTAAATGAAGGGTAAAATTATGATTGAAAATAACAGAGTTGAAACTGCTGTAATAAAAATGATGGAGGCTTTAAAGCTAAAATCTGAACTAGACGACAAGATACAAGATCTTAAATCATACATCACTCTTGATATGCTTGAAGACGGCTGGGGTATTGATTGCGATATAAAATGGCTTGGATTAAACGGTATAGTCATTGAAAAATGCAAGCACGTTGATTACTCGGCAAGCGTTGGAGACATTAAAATAAGTCTTCACGGAAACCCAAAAAATCAGATAGTTAAAAGAGTGGCTAACGAGTATCAGAAAGAAGTTAGGCAGAAAGTTAGAATTTAACAACAACCAAAGGAAAGTAAAATGAGTTTAAAATCATCTGATATAGACATGATGGAAACTGATGGTCAATACCAGCTTTCAATAGGCAATCATTGCGTAACTGGATACAATTACAAGTCTCCTGATGCTTGCTATAAGGCGTATATTGTAAAATTAATAAAATCTATAAATAGCGGTCGTGACGCACTCGATAAAGTTCCAACAGGATTCTAACTTTAGAGGCAGCCAATGCCATACCACAAACAATGCAAAAAAAGGAAATTCAGCACTAAGCGATTTGCTAAGAAAGCAATCAAGAAAAGCAAAAAAGTTAAGTATAGAAAATATACATTAAACGAAACTTATTTTTGCCAGTCGTGCCAATCATGGCACGTAACAAAGCTAAGTAATAAGCAATATCAATCGAAAGTAGCGGATTATAAATTAATGCAGTTTTTAACGAATGACTTGAAAGGTGATTTATGAAAGTAACAAGAAGGCTAAAAGTTGAAGATGGTGAGTTAGATTTCATTGAAAATTTCAAACGTGAGCAGGTATCAGAGATAGTTAAAAAAAAGCTGTCCGAAGCGTTCGATTTAGGCATAAAGGAAGGGATTAGGCTTGAGACCGAAAGGCGTGACGAGCTACACGATCTACTAAGTAGAAGTTCGAAAATAGGCGCTGGCGATTCTGGTGGTTTTGGTCAGGTGCTATGAATAATGACACGATAATATTTAAAACGCTTGGGGAACATCACAGGGGAATAGAGTACCACGGATATAACGGGTTTGAACGCTATGTAGAGGCAATTTCGGTGTACCTTTATGACAAAGTGATTGAGCTGTCAAAATCAGCACCTTACAAGATAGAAAGAAATGTACTCATAGGTCAGACCAATATGGAAGACTGTCAAAAAATAGTAAGACACTGGATATTTTGGAAAAAGGCAATAAAATCTGTTAAATATACAACAACAAGCATGAATGTTGACACACTATCATTTAACGACAATGTTTACATACTTAAAATATACGATAAGGATAACAAGTAATGAGCACTCAAAAAGATAAGATAAACGCACTAATTGAACACTTTCCAGATAAGGCTAAAGAATTGGCTGATTCTATGGGTGTATCGATTAAAACTCTTATAAATATGATAGATACAGGTATTTATGTTATTAACGAACGCGCTAAGATAGATATAAATAACTTAATGTCTGCTAGAGAGCACTCTAGAGCAATCAATGTATTTAAGTACAAAGAAGAGTTGAATGAGAGACGCGAAGAAGATAAATACCAAACCCCGCTTACCTCAGGATATCAAGATAGGGAAGTCGAATTAAAGGTTACTAATGATTTTAGCAAGGGCGTGGTTAGATATACTTTTGAATTAACTAGGAAATAATTTAACCATTTAAAAAAACTATAGATATGGTACAATCATAGTATAAGTCAAGTTTTGACAGGCTAACTATGAGGTTCATATAATGCCAGAAGAGTATAAATACAGCATAAAAAATGTTGTAGATTTTAATCTGTATGAAAACAACGCACGAACCCACGACGAAAATCAGATAAATCAAATAGCTAATTCAATAAAAGAATTCGGCTTCACCAATCCAATACTAATCGATGATGACAGCGGCGTAATTGCAGGTCATGGCAGAATTGAGGCCGCTAAAAAGCTCAATATAGATAAACTCCCTTGTATGACAATCAGCAACCTAACCGAATCCCAAAAAAAAGCGCTAGTGATAGCAGATAACCAGCTAGCTTTAAATGCTGGATGGGATCTAGATATTCTCAAGCTAGAAATAGAATCACTCAACGACAATGATTTTGATATTGAACTACTTGGTTTTGATGATGGCTTTCTTGATGATTTATTGTTTGAAGAAACAACAGGATTAACTGATGAAGATGAAGTACCAGAACCACCAGAGAAACCTATAACGGTATTAGGTGATATTTGGCAGTTAGGAAGTCATCGTTTGATGTGTGGTGATAGCGGTATGGTGGACTCTATATTAAAGTTGCTTGATGGAACTACCCCAAATGCAATAGTGACAGACCCCCCTTATGGAATAGGCATAGACGGGCAAAAAGAATCTAAAAGCAAAAACCCAAAACATAATAGAAAATATCACGAAAAAAAGAACTGGGATTTGGAGCGCCCGTCTAAGGATGTATTTCAAAACATAATTAGTTTTAATTGCCCCACGGTAATATGGGGTGGAAATTATTTCGCTGACATATTACCACCGACTAGAGGGTGGCTTTATTGGTCAAAAGGGCAGGATGGGTTAACTATGTCGGACGGTGAACTGGCATGGAGTACTGAAGACAAACCATTAAGAGCTAAAACAGTTAACCGTGGGTCGTTAAGGGGATCGATACATCCTACACAAAAACCAGTAGAAATAATTGACTTTTCTATAGGTTTTTTAAAAGTACCATCAAAAGGGTCTGTTTTAGATTTATTTGGTGGCTCTGGTACGACAATGATATCTTCCGAAAAATCAGACATAAGATCATTTTTAATGGAGATCGATTCTGGTTACGCTGATGGAATAATAAACCGTTGGCAAAACTTCACAGGCAAACAAGCAATTCACATAGAGAGCGGTAAAACTTACGAGGAGCTAAGCAATGAAAGATAAAGGCGGACGACCTCGCTATGAAGTAGACTATAAAAAGTTAGATACCATGTGCGCTATACAGTGTACAGGCGAGGAATGTGCCGCTATTTTGGGCGTAGATTACGATACTTTAAACCGCGCACTTAAACGAGATGGAAACACCGGTTTTGCGGAGTATTACCGCATAAAAGGCTCTAAAGGTAAAATGTCATTGCGTAGAAGGCAGTATGAATGCGCTATGGCGGGTAATTCTACAATGCTGGTATGGTTAGGTAAGCAGTGGCTAAAACAGAGCGATAAAAACCAAGACGATGACCCAAATAGAGCAGCGCCCGATCTAAACATAACTTTCGCAGTGGCAGACGCAAAGCAAGAAGTCGTAGTTACCAAAGGTGAGTAGTTGGAATTAAGCGCACCTCAAAATATATTCATAAACAATCTTGATACTAAATACAGAGGCTTTGTAGGTGGATTTGGTAGTGGTAAAACTTTCGTTGGATGCCTTGATTTATTAACCTTCGCTGGAACGCATCCCAACACAGTTCAAGGATATTTTGCACCATCCTATCCAGCAATTAGAGATACCTTTTACCCAGCGATAGAAGAAGCTGCAAATATGATGGGATTTACTGCTCATTTTGCATATGCTAACAAAGAGGTATCATTGCATAGAGGCGGTTATTATTACGGCACTATCATTTGTCGTTCAATGGATAACCCTAACTCAATCATCGGATTTAAGATTGCAAGGGCGCTCGTTGACGAACTAGACACCCTTAACAAAGATAAAGCCAATAACGCATGGAATAAAATATCCGCTAGAATGAGATTAGTTTTACCTGGTGTGGTTAACAGTATTGGAGTCACAACAACGCCAGAAGGTTTTAAGTTTGTTTATGATAAATTTGCAGATAGCCCGACTAAAAGCTATTCAATGGTGCAAGCTTCGAGTTATGAGAATGAAAAATACTTACCGCCTGATTACATTGACACGCTCTATGAAACATACCCATCACATCTTGCTCAAGCGTATATCAAAGGTAGATTTGTTAATCTTGCCAGCGGTTCGGTTTACCGTGCGTTCAATAGAGAGTCATGCTCATCAACTGAAGAACATAAAAACGGTGAGCCTCTAACGGTTGGCATGGACTTTAACATTGACCACATGGCAGCAACTATCTATGTGAATAGAAAAGGCGTTTATCATGCTGTTGATGAAATATCAGAAGAGTACAACACTGAAAGCGTAGCCACCATATTGAAAGAACGGTACTCTGATAAAGGGTGCAAGGTTATTATTTACCCCGATAGCTCAGGAAAAAACAGAAGCACATCGGCTAAAGGGTCTGTTAGTGAGTCAGATATTAATATTCTGGAAAGCGCGCCTTATGACTTTGAGTGCCGATATAATGATGCTAACCCAGCGGTTAAAGACAGAATAAACGCAACCAATGCAGCCTTTGAAAAGGGGCTAGTTAAAATAAATGTTAAAAATTGCCCTAATACTGTAAAATGTCTAGAAGCACAAGTTTATAATGACAATGGCTCACCAGACAAAAAGAACGGATTTGACCACCAGAATGATGCGACCACTTACCCAATAGCTTACATAATGCCAATAATAAAGCCTCAGATCATGCCAAAAATAAGAATGCTATGACCGACATAATCACAGCCGAACAAAGACGGATCATATTTAGAGAGCGATTTTCTAATCATTTAATCCGTGACATTATAGAGCCGTCATTCCAATCAGCTAGCCGCTCAATCCCTAGAATAATTTCAGACTATGATTTTACCGATATGAACATGACCGAAATGAGGCAGCTATCGGCACTTATTAAAACTGAGATCAACGCTAAATGGTTTAGCATGTGGGATGATGTTAATGGTCAACTATCTGAGTTCGCGGTAGGTGAAGCGGCAAGCACGGCAAGGATATACGGAGCAATTGCAGAATCAGCGTTATCAATACCTGCGGCTGATGTCATAGCTAGGTCAATAAGGTTAAACATATTAACACTAAGCACCGGAAACGTAACTCAAGCGGGTTTATGGGAAACCTTCATAAAACGAAATGTTGACGATACGCTCAAGTTAGTCGATGGGCTAGTAAAATTAGGATGGCAAGGCGGTTTTACTAATCAGGAATTAGTTAGCCAATTGCGAGGAAAATATGACCGAGCAACAAAGAAGTATGTCGGTGGAATTCTCAACAGCAACCAAATAAATAAGGCAAAGGCTTTAGTTAGAACCGGAACCTCCCATTATTCCTCAGTTGCGCGCGATAGCTTAATACTATCAAACAGTGATATAATAGATTCAAGAGTGCTTTTTGCTACATTTGACAGCAGAACGTCCGATATTTGCATAGCCAGACATTTAAAAGAATGGGATATTGATGATAAAAGCTACCCTAGGTTACCATTTCATTTTAATGAGCGGTCTGTATACGTGTTTAAACTGAAAGGTGAGGATTTATTTCCCGGTAAAAGAGCAAGCAAAGGCGCAGAAGGTGGTCAACAAGTCGATGCTAACCTATCAATAGGAAATTGGCTTAAAACACAGCCCCGCTCATTTGTAGAGCAAACGCTAGGCATTAAAAAGGCTTCGTTATTCTTAGATGATGGATTTTCAATTGACCGTTTCAGTGATGCGAATTTTGTACCCATGACATTAAAAGAGATTTTAGGCACATGACAGAATCAATAATGGATATCACACATAGCGATTATGATTCGTCTGTCGATGAAATATTAAAAATACGAGACTCAATTGAAGGCCCTAATGCTGTCAAGAATGGCGAAAGGGCTACAATCTATCTTCCGAACCCATTTGATAATGCCAACAACATATCAACACCCATAGAAATAGCAAGAAAATACAAGGCTTACAAAGAGCGCGCAGAGTATGACGCATTCCCTGCTAGAACAGAGTTTGGTTATTCTGGTGCGCTAAACTCAACTCCTCCATCAATCGAAGATATCCCGTCAGATATTGAATACATGCTTGAGGATTCTGATGGTGATGGATTGTCTCTTAATGAGTCCATTAAGATGACTCAATCAAACATGCTAGAGGTAAAGTATCACGGGCTGCTTGCTACATTTACACCATTTGAAGACGATGGACAGCCTTTGACAACCTTAAGGGCTAAAGCATTAGGCTTAAAAGCCATGATTAAACATTATCCGAGAGAGTCAATTGTTGACTGGGATTTTTCGGTAATCAATGGCGATAGAAAATTATCTTATGTAAAGCTGGCTGAAAATAAAGTCTCGGTCAACCATGAAACATACAAAAAAGAAAATCAAGAAAGCCAATTTATATTAGGTATAGATGATTTAGGTTATTATCAAAGGCGAGTCACTAAAGATAAAAACGGAAATGATGATATAACCGACAAGCATTATCCAATGAATAGAGATGGCAATCTTCAATCAATCCCTTTTGAGTTCGTCATTGATCAACAGTCGGATAGCAAGGAATTGCCTAAAGGCTTTGGGATCATGTATCCAATATGCCTAAAGGCTATTTCAAGATATCAAGTAAGCGCAGATTTAAACGAATCTTTACACCGATATGCAATACCAACGGTAGCTTCTACTGGGTGGACAGCTAAAGCGTTTGAAGACTACAAACTAATGACCGGACAAGATACTATTTGTATTGGTGGTCATGTACCACTGCCAAAAGATGCGACTATCGAGTACTTGCAATGGAATGCTGATAGCGATGCCATGTTTAAGTACTTAGATAATAATCAAAAAGAGGCTAAGGCGTTAGGCGCTCGGTTTGATACATCGGACGCGCGAGATGAGGCGGTTGGAGTGGCTAAAATTAGAAGCTCAGAAGAGTTAAGCTCGCTAATAAATATCCAGATGTCAATTAAAGACTCATACAAGAGATTGCTTGATTGGTGCTACAAATTCATGTCAAACAATGCAGAAATACCAGAATACACGCTGAATCTGAACACTGAGTTCAACAAGGTTAAATTGACCACTCAAGAGCAAAAAGAAATTCGAGATAATGTGACAATGGGTATTTATTCAAGAGAAGAAGGATTAAGACAGTTGTATGAGGGAGGTATTACAACCGATACAGCAGAAGAATTATTGAGAGAATCAATAGAAAATGGTGATAGTTAGTCATATTAGCTAAATCTTAGCGAGTTTGATATAATTATTGTGAGTTTAAAAATTAGCAATTAAAGTTAGGGTCTAACATGCAATTACAATTTGAAAGTAAAGATGATGTTCCAGTGGAACTAGCGGAAAGTGTAGTAGAGTTTGAAGAAGATGGTAAACAAGTTTGGATGCATAAGGATTTAGCAGAAAGCAAAAAAACGGCTTTCAGATACAAGGGTCAGGCATCTAAATTAACAACCGACTTCGACCAGTTCAAAAGCAAAATATCAGCTAATGAGCAAGCGGCAGTCGAAAAGGCGAAAGCTGAACGCGATGCCGAATATGCCGAAAAAATGGCAAAATTAAAAGATGATGGGAAACATTCAGAAGTTCACAAGCTGGAAATGCAGCAACTAATGGATAGGAATTCATCAATAGAAACAAATTTTCAAGATTTGCAAAGTAAGTATGAAGAGTTGCAAAATTCTCTAGTAGAGAAAAGTAACTTTAACATGGCTAATGAAATAGCTAGCCAATTTGTCCCGCCTGAATTAACCAAGTCATTTAGCAAGTTGCTAGTGATGGATGGTCATATTAAGAACGTGGACGGACAACCATTTTTTGTAAACGCCAGTGGTGAAGCGGTAGATGGTGATATGAGTAGGATCATAGAAGTTTTAAAGAATGATCCTGAATTGAAACATTATGCTAAATTTCCCGGTAGTAACGGTGGTCTTGGTGGTGATGGTGGTTCAAAGCATGTGGAGGGAAAAACAATCTCTCGAAAAGCTTTTGAGTCAAAATCACCAAATGAAAAAGCCAGCCTCATGAAATCGGGAGTAAAAATCATTGACTAACGAGGTAACAAAAAAATGGCTAATACCCTAACTGGATTGATCCCAGACTTATACGCGGCACTTGACAAGGTGTCTAGAGAATTAACAGGCTACATCCCAGCAGTATCACATGATCTTTCTGGAACGCAAGCCGCATTAAACGAAAACATCACTGTTCACGTTGCGCCAACAGCAGCGGCAGCAGATATCACACCGGCAATGGTATTAACAGAGCCAGCCGATCAGATAATCGCTCCAGTAAGTGTAGCTATTACTAAGTCTCGTTCTGTGCCATTCGCTTACACAGGAGAAGAGCAGCGCGGACTTAATAACGGCGCTGGTTATCTTAGCGTACAAGCTAATATGATGGCTCAAGCCATGCGAACGCTTGTTAATGAGGTCGAAGTTGATACAGCCCTAGAAACGGCTCGAACAGCATCAAGGGCTTATGGTGTAGCTGGTACAACTCCATTCGCGTCAACTTTGGACGATATCGCAGAAGTTAAGAAGATCCTAAAAGACAACGGCGCGCCAATGGGCGACTTGCAATATGTTATGGATACTTCAGCGGGTGCAGCGCTTTACAAGTTAACTCAATTAACCAATGTTAACGAAGCTGGTGATGAAGGTTTGTTACGTCAAGGCATGATTGGCGCTAGACCTTTAAATGGAATGTCTTTGCGCGAATCTGGCAACTCTGCAAACTTAACAGGTAATGCAATTGTTGGCACTGTAACAGTAACAGGCGCAAACGCTATCGGTGCAACTACTATCAATATCACTACCGCAGCGGCATCTAGTTTAACCGCTCTGAAAGGTGATTTTATTGTCTTCGCTGGTGATACTAATAAGTATGTAATTGCTT